GGTCAAGCTACAACATTAAAGACTGTGTTAGAAAAAAAGAAGATGCGTGGAGGCGGAATGGTCAAGGCTGCTAAAAAGAAGATGCGTGGAGGCGGCATGGTTAAAGCTGCTAAGAAAAAATTGCGTGGGGGCGGTATGGTTAAAGCTGCCAAAAAGAAAATGCGTGGAGGCGGCATGGTTAATACTAAGCAGCTAAAAGATATGACAATACTAGAAATAATACAGGCAGGTGCTTTGGGAAAGTTAAAGAATTCTAAAACTGGTAACTCTACTTATCCTGAATCTAAAGCTTCTGAGAAAACAGTACAGAAAAGAAAACCTAAAGCCGCTAAGAAGAAAATGCGTGGGGGTGGAATGGTCAAAGCTGCTAAGAAGAAGATGATGCGTGGTGGCGTAGCCAAGAAAACGATGCGTGGCGGTGGAATGGTTAAGGCTGCTAAAAAGAAAATGATGCGTGGCGGAATGGCTAAGAAAAAAAGGTAGTGCCGTATGTTGATAATTCAGAAATACATGGACATGGTGTCTTTGCGGATAAAGACTATTCGGCGGGAGATACGATTGAGGTATGCCCTTATCTTGTCACAGATGACGAAGACATGGGGAAAAATTCGGTCTTACATGACTACATGTTTGAGTCACCTAACCACGACAGTAAGGAATATCTTATCCCGCTTGGCTATGCTATGGTCTATAATCACAGGGAAAGTCCGAACGCAGAGTGGGAAATTAAAGAAACGGATTATCGCTTTGTTCGCTTCTTTGCCTTGGACAAAATAAAACAGGGCGAAGAAATATTCCACGATTACGGAATAGGGTATTGGAAAGACAGGTAAAACAATGGCAACTACAGCTAAGGGTAAGAAACCTACCAAAAAGAAATCTACAGTTAACGCAGCGGGTAACTACACTAAGCCTACTATGCGTAAAAATTTGTTTAATAGAATAAAGGCTGGGACTAGTGGAGGTAAAGCAGGACAGTGGTCTGCACGTAAGGCTCAGATGCTTGCTAAGCAATACAAAGCTAAGGGCGGGGGTTATAAGTAATGGCCCTTTCAAAATCTCAGAAGTCTTTAAACAAATGGTCAAACGAAGACTGGCGTACTAAATCTGGTAAGCCATCAACACAAGGCAAGACAGCTACGGGTGAACGCTATTTACCTGCTAAAGCTATAAAGTCCTTGACAAGTGCTGAATATTCTGCTACAACTAAGGCTAAGCGTAAAGGCACTGCCCAAGGAAAACAGTTTGTTAAGCAACCAACAAGTATAGCTAAGAAGACAGCAAAATTTAGACGGGGTGTATAATGATAAACATGTTAATTGGACCTATTGCTAATTTAGCAGGTACGTGGTTTAAGGGTAAGGCAGAACAACGAGCAGCTGAAACCAAAGTTAAAATTGCTAGAGCAGAAGCCGAAGCAACGATTATGGTGTCTCGTGCTACTAGTGAAGCTGATTGGGAAAAGGTTATGGCCCACGGCTCACAAGATAGTTGGAAAGATGAGTGGCTAACTGTTTTATTTTCTATTCCTCTTATTTTAGTGTTTACAGGTTCATGGGGTAGAGAAATTGTTGCAAGTGGTTTTTTGGCACTTCAGACAATGCCAGAGTGGTATCAGTATACTCTTGGTGTTATTGTCGCTGCTAGTTTTGGTGTCCGTAGTGCTACAAAATTCTTTGGTAAATAATGACCCAAGTCTTGATAAAAAAGTAGCTAGGTTTCGCACTGACTATTTTGCATCACCATTAATTAATCAAGGAAATACAATATGGCTTTTAGTTTAAGCTCAAGAAGTTTACAGAAACTCGAAGGAGTTAATCAAGATTTAGTTGAAGTAGTTAAAGAAGCTATTAAATTAACTAAAGTAGATTTTGGTGTTACCTACGGATTACGTACAATAGAAGAACAAGAGCGTTTAGTAAAAGAAGGACGTTCACAAACAATGAAATCAAAACACCTTACCGGAAATGCAGTAGACCTTGTAGCTTACTTTGGCTCTAGCATTTCTTGGGAACTAAATGTTTATGATGATATTTGTGATGCAATGGCAGAAGCTGCTAGGAATAAAGGTGTGGCTATAAAGTGGGGAGCCGCATGGAGTGAGGGCGACATTAGAAAATATTCAGGCACTGCAGAAACTGCAATGAATGCGTATATTGACCTTCGCCGTTCACAAGAACGTAGACCTTTTATTGATGCCCCACATTTTGAGATGATATAATGGCAAGACAACTAAGTGAAAAACAAGAGAAATTACTTTCAGTTCTTTTTGACGAAGCAGGTGGAGACATTATAACAGCAAAGAAACTTGCAGGTTATTCAGATGCTACAAGTACTTCTGATATTGTCAAAGGTATTAAAGATGAGTTAATGGAAGCTACACAATTATACATGGCTCGTAACGCACCTAAAGCTGCAATGGCTATGGTAGGCGGTTTATTTGAACCAACTCAATTAGGTATACGTGATAAACTCTCTGCTGCAAAAGAATTGTTAGACCGTACAGGACTTGTGAAGACAGACAAGGTACAGGTAGAAGCATCCGGCGGAGTTATGCTTATGCCGCCTAAAGCTTTCGTGGAAACCGATGAGTAAGAGTATAGGTAAGTGGAATCTGCCACAACCAACAGATATTAAAGAAGAAAACGAATGGGTGCAAATCCCCCGCATTGCACGTACTGTACCATTTGGCTATAAAGTTAATGAAGAAGACTCTCGAATTCTAGACCCCATCCCTACAGAACTTGACTTGCTTGAAAAGGCAAGGGATTATATAAATCAGTATTCTTACCGTGAAGTATCTAATTGGATAAGCACCAATACAGATAGATATATTTCACATGTAGGATTAAGGAAACGGTTACAGAATGAAAGACAGCGTAAGAACAAAGCTAAAAGCCTCCGCCAGTGGGCAAAGTATGCGGAAGCGGCAATCACCAAAGCGCAAGTCCTTGAAGAAAAAAGAACGGGTGCAAAAGAAACAACTGCCTAAAGTCGTAATTGCAGAGATTGAATATGAAACTGCAGATATCGAAGCGACAGCAAATATATTATTTAAACCAAACCCCGGACCACAGACAGCCTTTCTAGCGGCAAGTGAACGAGAAGTTCTATACGGTGGAAGTGCTGGCGGTGGTAAAAGTTATGCGATGCTGGCTGACCCCTTGCGTTACATGGGCCATCCACAATTTAGTGGATTACTTCTTCGGCATACAACAGAGGAACTTCGTGAACTTATCTTCAAGTCACAAGAGTTGTATCCGAAGATATGGCCCGGTATCAAGTGGTCAGAGCGAAAGATGCAGTGGACTGCGCCTTCTGGGGCGAGGTTGTGGATGTCATACCTCGATAGAGATGACGATGTCCTGCGCTATCAGGGTCTGGCATTTAGCTGGATAGGCTTTGACGAATTGACTCAGTGGTCAAGCTCTTACGCATGGAACTACATGCGAAGTCGTCTCCGGTCCACTGCACCTGATTTGCCTATCTTTATGCGGGCTACTACTAACCCCGGAGGTAGGGGACACTCTTGGGTTAAGAAAACATTTATTGACCCATCACCCTACGATAAATCATTTGATGCTACGGATACAGATACAGCAGAAGTATTAAGATATCCGGCAGGTCACGCTAAAGCAGGTAAGCCGTTATTCAAACGTAGATTTATACCTGCAAGACTTTCAGATAATCCATATCTTTCTGAGGGTGGTGATTACGAAGCAATGCTACTATCACTACCTGAGCAACAACGAAGGCAGTTGCTAGAAGGTGATTGGGATATTAAAGAAGGTGCTGCTTTTACTGAGTTTAATCGTGACATTCACGTAGTTGAACCTTTTAAAATTCCTTCTAACTGGGTTAAGTTTAGAGCATGTGACTATGGTTACGGTAGTTGGAGCGGCGTTGTTTGGATTGCCATAACGCCAGCAGAACAATTAGTTGTTTATCGTGAGCTATATGTAACTAAAGTATTAGCAACCGATTTAGCTGACCAAATTCAAGACCTAGAAGCAGGCGATGGCAATATTAAATACGGCGTTCTCGACAGTTCTCTGTGGCATAAGCGTGGTGATACTGGTCCTAGCTTAGCTGAACAGATGATACAGCGAGGGTGTCGTTGGAGGCCCTCTGATAGAAGTAAAGGTAGCAGAGTAGCAGGTAAAAATGAAATACATAGACGTTTACAAGTGGATGAATATACTAACGAGCCTAGACTTGTTTTCTTTAACACCTGTTCTAATATTATTTCTCAGTTACCTGCGTTGCCTATAGATAAGAAAAACTCTGAAGATATAGACACTCACGCAGAAGACCACTTGTATGATGCCTTAAGGTATGGTATAATGTCACGCCCAAGATTTTCTTTATTTGACTATGACCCTATGTCTCGACCTAACCAGCAAAACGTAGCTGATACAACTTTTGGATACTAAAACATGGCACAAGACGAAATTATAATGGAAGACAATGCAATTGCATTAGAAGATGTAGATGATACTACAGTGGAAGATGTCGATGTTTCAAAAATTATTCCCTACATTATGGACCGATATCAAAAAGCAGAAGACTACAGACAACAGGATGAAGACCGTTGGTTAAGTTCTTATCGTAACTATCGTGGTTTGTATGGTCCAGATGTTAAATTTACAGAAGTAGAAAAGTCTCGTGTATTTATTAAGGTAACTAAAACAAAAACACTAGCTGCCTATGGACAAATTGTAGATGTATTGTTTGCCAATAATAAATTTCCTCTTTCTATCGAACCTACGGAATTACCTGAAGGCGTAGTTGAGAATGTGCATTTTGATTTGCAAAAAACTCCTGAACAAAATAAACCTGAAGAAACTACTCAGGAAAGTCCTTACGGATTTAAGGGTGACGATAAAGAGTTTTTAACAGGTGCTACTTCACTTACGTTACAGGAAAAATTAGGCCCCTTAAAAGATAAATTAAGTCCTGTAGAAGATAGGTTAAAAGAAGGTCCTGCATCTACTCCTAGTTCTGTTGAGTTTAGCCCTGCAATGGTTGCGGCTAAGAAGATGCAAAAGAAAATCCATGACCAACTTGATGAGTCTGGTGCTAATAAAAACTTACGCAGTAGTGCATTTGAAATGGCATTATTTGGTACAGGAATTATGAAAGGTCCTTTTGCTGCAGACAAAGAGTATCCTAATTGGAATGATGAAGGGGAATATACACCTACCTTTAAAACTGTTCCGCAGGTTTCTCATGTATCTGTTTGGGATTTTTATCCTGACCCTGATGCAAATAATATGGACGAAGTTCAGTATATAATTGAACGTCATAAAATGTCACGCACACAGTTACGTAACCTTAAAAGACGACCATACTTTCGTGAGCAAGTTATTGACGAGTGTATTAGGATAGGTGAAAACTATACTAAAAAATATTGGGAAGATGACTTAGCTGACTATGCACCTTCACATGACGTAGATAGATTTGAAGTTCTTGAATATTGGGGCATGGTTGATACTGACATGCTAGACGAGCAAGGCGTAGATATACCAAAAGAACTACAAGACTTCGATGAGTTGCAAGCAAACGTATGGGTATGTAACGACAAATTAATTAGAATGGTACTCAACCCATTTAAGCCTGCTAAAATTCCTTACTCTGCTGCACCATATGAATTAAACCCATACTCTTTCTTTGGTATTGGCATTGCTGAAAATATGGAAGATACACAAACCTTAATGAATGGTTTCATGCGTATGGCTGTAGATAATGCTGTACTATCTGGTAACTTACTTATTGAAGTTGACGAAACTAACTTAGCTCCGGGACAAGACTTATCTGTATATCCGGGTAAAGTATTCCGTAGACAAGGTGGAGCACCCGGACAGGCAATTTTTGGAACTAAGTATCCTAACGTATCTAGTGAAAACATGATGATGTTTGATAAGGCTAGGCAGCTTTCTGATGAGAGTACTGGACTACCTTCATTTGCTCATGGTCAAACAGGAGTATCTGGAGTAGGCCGTACTGCAAGTGGAATTAGTATGCTAATGAATGCTGCAAGCGGTAGCATTAAGAATGTTATTAAGAATGTAGACGACTATCTTTTACGTCCACTGGGTGAAGGTTTCTTCCGTTTTAATATGCAGTTTGATTTTGACCCCACCATTAAGGGTGACCTTGAAGTTAAAGCTCGTGGTACAGAAAGTCTTATGGCAAATGAAGTTCGCAGTCAAAGGCTCATGCAATTTCTACAAACAGCAAGCAGTCCTGCTCTTGCTCCCTTTGCAAAGTTTCCTTATATCATTCGTGAGATTGCAAAGTCTATGGACCTTGACCCAGATAAAGTAACAAACAATATGAGTGATGCTGCTTTGCAGGCGGAAATTCTTAAAGGTTTTCAAGCAGAACAACAAGCTCAACAACCTCAACAACAAGGTGCTCCTGCAGGCGTAGATGCTATGGATACTAGCGGAGCAGGTGGCGGAAACATAGGCGTAGGACAAGCTCCTGTACCGGGTGAACAAGGATTTAGTGGTAATGGTGGACAAGCAAATACTCAGCAACCTCAAGCCTCTGGTGAACAACAGCCACCAATGGGAAGCATTCAGTAAGTATATTGATGCTGCTATTAAGCAACAACATAAAGTATTAGAACAAGCAGACAATACTGTTATCTTGCATAGAGCACAGGGTTCTATTGCAATCTTACACAAACTTAAATTATT